GTGGCATGTGCAAGACTCATGGTTCCTGCGCTGTGGTAGCTTGCGCCTGTCGCCGGTCGCTCTTTGTCTAAATGCAACGCCGTCCAGCAAGTGCGCGGGTCTCCACCATGCGCGGCCGTGCAATTATCTCGCAGGCCAGGCACCTGAAACGAGCAGCCTGCAAGCAGTAGAAATAATGGCGCGTATTTCATTCCCCACTCTCCCTAATAGCGGCGGCTGCGGCGCGTAGGTGATACAATAGGACAATCATTGTTATTTTTTCCGTCTCCCAATCCTCATAATCTGCCGCTATTCTAGCAAATGGTAATAGCGCCAACCGCAGCTTCTCATTCTCAACCGCTGCCCAGTTATAATCAGCTATCGTTTCAAGATGCGCCTCTTGTTCGCGCTCTATTTGGTCTATGCGAATAGCGGCCTCGCGGTGCAGCTTCTCAATCTCAGCGCGAAGACTTGCGTTTTCAGTTAGCAGCCGAGCGTTCATCTCAGCTTGTTTGTAAAACTTCTCATTCTCAGCGCGGAGGCGTTCAATCTCATTTGCGGCCTCTGCCATTACAAACCACCACTCATCCACGCCTTTGGATTCGCCTTCTCGCAGCCGTTCAACGATGTCGCTCATGCATTTACCCTCGTAACGACTGCATCCCAGCGAACTGATTCAGTAACTTTCTTTGGATCTGTTGCATCCTGTGTCAAAAATGACACAGCGACAGGACCAACGCCGAGCGCCATCCAATAGCGTGCGCCAGTTGCTGGTTTACCATCCCACGCCTGCAAATAGCTGAACTGAATCACGTCAGTGTAGGTGACGGCGCATGCTGTAAAAGACGAAAGATGTTGCTCATATGCAACAATCTGATCGCCGTTACTAAATGCTGGCGGCCAGCACTTAAAGAAATCGAACTTGGGCTTGTTCTGGTAAACGCTACCGACGTCTTGGAACTCACCCCAGCCTATCGGAGGTGATAAAACCACTTTCTTATTACCCGGATAATCGTCGCGCCACTCAGCAATGCCAAATCCGGTGCGATATTGGTAATACCAAACATTTAACCATTTACCGGCTGGATCATAATTGTTGTAAAGCATGGAATCGGAGCCGACGTCATAGCTAAACACAGACGTAAAAGATGGCGTCTCTGGCGCGTGATAATCAAAGCGGCGCAGCTCATACGTCTTAAATAACGGCCAATATGCAGGAACAAATAATTTAGTCATCACCAACCCCTCGCTGCTAAAATTGACGCCGCACACATAAAGGCGATACTAGCTCCAATATAAACGTCTACTTTGTGCATCTGTAATCTCCTTCAACGCTATTTTTTCCCTAATCACACGCATGCGCGATTGGATCGACGCGATGCTCGATGTTCCTCCCATGGCGTTAGAAATTTCTTGATATGTTAATCCTTGCTTCTTCAGCTCCCATATGCGTGCTTCATACGATGTAAGACCTGCAGGATCTTTGAATTGATGATTAACCGTATTAAGCGCGACCATCTTCGTAGTCTCCTTTTCTCTCGAGTTGTTTTCTGCAGGGGGGAATCCAACGCAACAGCGTTTCTTTATCGACATCCGGATAAGGATCGATATACCAAACCAGCCAAGCATAACTTGTTGCAGTAGACGCTTTAGCATCGCATCGGCCTTTCACCATTGGAACGCGCTCGGCAAATTGAGCGACAATGTCCGGAGGGTTCTTCATAAACAGTGTCTGATGGCGCATAACGCCTTCAAGGAATGTCGTGCGAACCAACATCGCAACGCCATCACGCGCAACAGCCTGCGCCTTCTCTATGAACTGCTGCGCTTTATTAAATGGCGGATTGGTAATTACCCAATCAACGATAGAATTGCTTTTATCAATTTCAGTAGAAAGGAAATCAACGACGTTCCGATCTCCATAATCATGAATATCTGACTCCATAACGTATTTGAAATATTCCTGCAGAGGCCTGGACATATATCCGCGATTGGCAGCAGGCTCCCAGCATATTTGATCCTTAACGCGATCGTGCTTAATCACATACTCAATCAAAGCGCGCGTCGCCCACGGAGGCGTGGGGAAGTCATCATTGCCATCCGCTGGAGACAATCGGCGCGCAGCTACGGCGTAGTTTTCTGTAGGTTCCATATCAATCACCAGTTCAATAAATAATAAATCTTACCTTGGCTGTTGACCGCTGGCGATATCCGCCTCAATGCCGGCAACAACTTTCTGCAAAACCTTCATGCCTACTTCGTCAATTGGTCCATAATGGACAGCAATATAAGCAGGGCGCTTCCAAAATTCACAAATTGTCAAACATCGCGCTTTTTCGTCGACAACGCCATCGTTATACGTCGGTTGATTGTTCGCCATCACATACATCCTTTTTCTTTCTCAAAACAGAAATGTCGATGTTCTCTGGGATAACAGGCTCACCTTCATGCGGCCAATAATAAAGGCTTGAATAGGCAGCATGCGGCGGACCAAGATCCGTTTCAAAAACCCACCCAGCCTCTTCCCAGCGTTTGACCTGATGATGGGGAACATATTTGAAATACTTTGTCGTCATATCCATCTAGCCATAATAGCATAAAAGAGGGGGCCGTAGCCCCCAATTCTGTGTCAAAATTCGCTAAAAGACAAAGTCTTTTCAACAAAAGGTCCGCTAGAGATGCCTGTCCCAACTGGCTGGGAATTAAGCTTGGAAACGACATCAGCTAACGTCGCGACCATTCTCTCGAGATCCTCAACTCTCTTTTCAAGCTCGCCTTTCTTATCAACAAATCTCGTTCTTGTAATACCAAAAGATTCGGACCGTATATTCTTAACAGACCAGCGAGAAATACTAGGCCCAACTGCAGCAGCGATTTTATCGTCGTCCCAGCCATCATTATATTCATAAATGTTGCCTGGCTTTCTGATGCCGTTTTTCTTCAGCAGTTCATAAATTTTGAAAGATTCCGGCCTCGTTACGCGGTTTAACTTGCTCATATCGATCCCCTATAGCGTTATTGAAGCGCGCTCTATGTCTGCGCCTAACTGATCCAAATTTATGTTGAGAGCGGTCTCTGGTTTATAAGAAGACTTGATCTTGCTTAAAGCGGTTGCGCTTTTATTTACAACCTCCACAGGCTTTAGATCGGCCTTCTTCAATTCCGTCTTCTTGATGTAAGCCACGCCCGAGTTAGCGGCTTGGCTGTTGATGTAGTCCTGGGCAAACAACGCGGCAAAAGCGCGATAATTAATCCCGTCAAGGTAATTATCGACGTTTGTCGGATTGGCAAACATACGCGCGTCTTTCACGCACTCAAGGAGGATGCATACTTCGTAAGGATGGAAATCACGACCAATACGAAGAGAAAATAAATCAGCGATTAACTGAAAGTTATTTTCAAAGTCGCCATGTGTCTTGCCGCGCTCTTCAAGAACGCTTGCTGCTTGATGTAAAAGTTCATGCGGATTTGCGGTTATTGTCATATCGATCTCTTTTCTGTGTGTTTTGGAAAGCTTCGCCATTCATGATCTTTATCTTACCAACATACCGGTAATTTAAAGCCATCTGGCCTCTGCTGTTTTCAGTTCCTGTCGTCGGGTCGCGATAAAACTCTTCAACCAAAACAAAATCATTAGCGGTTAACGCCGTAATGAAGTCTTCCAGGCTATTGGAGTCAGCGTGCTCAACATTAACCTGGTGAACCAAATTATTGTTGAACGATGGCATATTCATCGTAACCAGAAAACGCATGTCCATTCCTTGTGTAATGAGGTGCGGCGTGCTTTGCGGGTTACACCGCACCCCTTATTAAACGACGGTTTCCACCATCGCTTAATAGTTATTAACCGAAATCATCCGCATCAGCAGGAGCAGACACGCGTGTCGAACCTGTAGACGCAGGGCTGCTTGAGGACGATGATGACGATGACGAACTACGCGCTGTATAGACAAGGTCGTCTGGGCGCTTAACCCATCCAACGATTTCCCATACAGGCACGTAGTTCGTCGTCTTCAAAGCCCCTCCGCTTGAAGATTTTGCAACCGAATCCTTAAACTCAACAACCGGCAGCTTGCCAGCGTTGGACTTAGAGCCAGTGTCATAAGCATCCATCAGGTTTTTAATACCATCAAGGCATGCTGCAGCGTTGCTAGAAAATTCTCTAACGTCGCCACCGCATTCTTTTGATAGCTTCAATACAAGACGGAAGCCTCTCTTAAATCCTTCTTCCGATGGCTTATCAACTTTTACGCCATCAGCGTAACGACGCACGCGGTAGTCTGGAGCGCCGCCTGTGTTAAAATTAATCCAGCCAATCTCGACATTATCAAAGTCAAAAATTGCCTTGAAGCTGCGTGTGATATCAACGTCGTTGTTTTCGCCATTTTCACGATCGCGACGTGAGAGGCGACCAGAACGCGCATCATATTTAATGATCGGCAGGAAACTATTGCCTTCGCCGACACTATCAAAAAAACCATCAAAAGCCATTATACTTCTCCACTTTGTGCGATGATCTGGCTCACCGCTTGCCTCTCCCCATAGCGGGGAATCTCTGAATCAGCGCAACTCAGGCGCTATGTATGCATCGATCTTTTCAAAGATTTCATGCATCTTTTCTCTAACTGTAATCTCAAAACCGCCGTCAAAAAGTATTTGAGCAACGCCATCATTTCCTAATGTGCTAATTGCGTTAATCTTAGAAATCTTAACGGTAACTGTGTTTCCGTTATTAAGAGTTAAAGCGATATATCCAGCTGAATGAATTATACTCATCATACACCCCATATTTCAAAAACAGCTTGTCTAGCCATCGGATCTTTAAAGTAAAAGCTTTCAACGTCTGGCATAACATATTTAGCCAGTTCATTAGGATCTTCGCTTATCGATAGAAACCGTTGGATTGCAAGACCGATTCGCTCCAAAGACGCGACATGTTCAGATACATTATCGACCCGATACGTCGCAGACTTTTTCGGCGTGACATAAGTAACTCTTGGGTCAATCGCATTGCCGCGCGCAGCAGCATAGAGCGCAACTTGTCGCGCATGATTTGTGCTAATTTTACTTGGTAAGGCATGCGTCGTCTTTAGATCTACCAGTATGTTATGGTTCGCCCATTCAATATCATAGAAACCAATAAAGGGGACCGCGATCGAGTCAAAATGATACTCAATCGCACCCTGGGTTGATGTTGGCTGTCCATACGGTCGCAATTCTTTAAGGCCGATTTTAACCATTTCAGGAACTGCGGCTTCTTCTTTGTCTCGGGCAGGATCACCGGATAAAGCGGTAAGTCTCCAGAACTCATCCTTGGCTATCCTTATACACTCTTCATCATTGGCACCCGTTACAAGGCCATGCACAACGCCCTTCTCCGTAGCCGTCCCCCTATGGGCGGCTGCGCCCACCTGGCCTTTTTTCTTTAAACATTTGTCCAAAACAAATGCGGCCTGCGACCCAATGAATAGGTTGCAGGTTGATGGAGACAGATGTTTGATGCCGTGAGCGGTAAAAGGATCGTTGTTCATAAAGCCTCAATATCGATTCGGTCTAGATCTAGCGGCCCGGTAAGCTTCAGTCAATCTATATTTTGTGGCATTGACATTTTTTTAGATTTAGCATTAGCGTTTAAGGCCCGGACCGGGAATCATATGGAGATTGATATGACAATAATTAGAAAGGCCGCTGTTCAAAAAATACGTCCTAAAGGATTGTATTGGCACCTCTGTCATTACGAACTTCTTTTCAAAAAGCTTTTTGCTGGCATGACAATAGACGAGGCCGCTAAAGAAGGTGAAGTATCAAGGGCAATGATACATCTTAGATTGCGTTCACTTCACAGGCTGGTGATATTTTATATTAAATATCACTATCCTGAAAATTCAGATAAAATCATCGAATTAATGGATAATTAGATGAAATGCATTATGGGACTTGATCCCGGCATCAGCGGCGCAGTAGCATTTTACTTTCCCGATCAACGTGCAGGCATATCGGCATATGATGTTCCTGTTGTTGGCAAGGAAATAAATGCATCAGCATTGTTTGATTTAATTCATCGATATGCGCCTGACTTAGCTGTTATCGAGATTGTCCATTCTATGCCCAAGCAAGGCGTCGCAAGCTCGTTTAATTTTGGTATGAGTTATGGAATTGCAAAAGGCGTTGTTGGCTCCCTGCATATTCCAACAATAAATGTTGCGCCGACAAAATGGAAAAAGCATTTTGGTTTAACGGCCGACAAGGAACAAGCACGCGCTCTTGCTATTTCAACATGGCCCTTTAGCGAGCATTTTCGGAGGAAGAAAGATAACGGCCGTGCAGAAGCAGCCCTTCTCGCACTGTATGGTGCAAGGATACAAAAATGATTGAAATAGACACAGATTATATTTTTAAAAAAATATGCGATACAAAATCTCTTGAGGAATTAGAGCTTGTTATGGCGTCGTTTCCAAGAGTGTTTTGTGAAGATGAAGATCATAAATTTGATCAAATAATTAGATACCGAAACTCTGCTGGAAGATTTTTCTTTAAACACGCATGTTCCAAATGCGGCATAGCAAATGGAGGCATGATAAAGGCCTCATTGGTTAAAGATTTTAAACCATACGATTCTGAAGAAATGGATAAAAAATGGGAATTGTATATAAAGATAAAATCTGCATACCGGAATCAAAAAACAAAGATATTTTCTGAAAGAAAAGAAAAATATTATAAATATCTTGAGTCATGGGAGTGGGAAAGAAAGTCTCATAAAGTAAAGAAACGAGCTAATTTTATTTGCGAGGGATGCTTAACATCTCCCGCCACAGAAGTTCATCATATTACATACGCTCATATCTACAATGAATTTATGTTTGAGCTTTTGGCTTTGTGCTCAGATTGTCACCGTAGGATACATGAAAATAACTCAACATAAAAAATAAGCGCCCATTGCTGGACGCCATAAAGTCTCAAGGGAGGTGTCGTAATGACGAAAGCAAAACGACCATGAATAGATACAGTATTCATTAACATAAATCAATCGATATAAAGGCCCCTCAGCATGTTACCGGAATTTGATTCAGAGTTCGCCTCACCCGCGGACTATGCAAAGCTCTATCGTCAATTAGGCATGCAGGTTGTTCCTGCATACATGCCTAATGAAGCGAAGTCATGGAAACGACCATTCCTGCAAGAATGGAAGCAATACACGCACGAACTTGTATCACAGGAGGTGTTCGATGGATGGTATGGAGCCGCAGGGAAGTATTCCCAAAGAAGTAATATGGGTCTCATTACTGGCGTGTCTCCTGGGCGCATCGTTGTTGTTGATCTCGATACCCATAAAAACCCCAAAGCCCAAATTTGGTGGGAAGGGGTTCACGCAGACCATAACGCCGGCATCATGTCCGAATGTCCCACTCAGCGAACAGGCGGTGGCGGCTACCAAATGTTTTTCCGTGCGCCTGAAGGATGGAATTGTCCTACCTGTAAAAATAGTGAATTAGGCGTCGACATCCGAGGCGTTGGCGGCTTTGCAATGCTTCCGCCCTCGAAGCACGAATCAGGGAAGCATTACGATTGGTTGACCGACCAAGAGCCGGACACGATCGAAATCCCAGAAATGCCCAAATGGCTATGTGATGAAATAGATTCACTAGGTGCAACTATTACACCTGCGGGTGAGAGAATTAAAACCGCTACGCCTGAAGCCGAGTTCGATGAATGGGGCAAGCGCAAGGACGGCCGCGAAAGCCTGATGCATCGCATGATCTTTCGCAAGGTCATCGATCTCTATCGCGATGCGCCGATCATTCCGACCGAATCAGAGCAAACGACGCACAAGAAGGAATTATTCGAATCATACGTCGAATCTGTCGAGGCCAGGATACATGAGCCTGGCACGCCGAAGCATATGCTTCTCGAGCGTGAAAACCGCGGCATTACGCTTTTCAATCAGAAATGGCGCGCGGCAATCAAGCAGTGGGATACTAAGATCGCCGATGAGGCCGGCAAGCCCCAGCCATACGAGACGAACGAAAGAGTAATACTCGAAAATTTTACCCAGGATGTTCCGGATATCGCAGAAGGCGGTGAGGTTCAAAGGCCGCCGGATTTGTTTCGGGTCTGGGACATCGAGGATTTACGAAACATGCCTCCTCCAGTCTGGCTGTGGGAGGGGATCATTGTCGAAGGCGGTTCGCACTTTTTCGCGGCCGCTCCTGGCGTCGGCAAGACATTCGTTGGCATGGGCCTCGGCGTCGCCGTAGCAACGGGCATGGATAGCTTTCTAGGCCGGAAGGTCAATACGCATGGCCTGGTGATTTATATCACTACAGAGGGCTTATACGACCATTACAACCGCATCAGCGCATTCGAGGACGAATACGGCGTTAAGCTTGAGCGGAAGAACTATATCGTCATCCCTGATGCGTTAAACCTTATGCGTGAGGCCGATCGCTTGCGGCTTATGAAAACGCTCTCCTGGGAAATAAATTATCGATCGAAGGGCAAAGACCCGGCGTTAATAATTTACGATACGATTTCTAAGGTTATTCCTGGAGCAGACGAAAACGGCGCTCCAGAAATGTCGATCTTCAATGATATTAGGACAAAGATCCGGCAGGCGTTCAACTCAGCAGATATCGGCATGCATCACGTCGCCAAAAACGGCGAAGGCGGCATGCGTGGATCGTCAGCCCTGATCGGCGACGGCGATAGCATCATGACGATGGATCGCGAGAAGGGCTCCGACGAGCTCATCATGACTGCCTACAAGATCAAGGCCGCTCCAGATGGCTGGTCTATGACGATCAACATGAAGACCGTCAGCACAGACGGTTTCAAAACGTCTCTGGTCCCAACAATCCAAAAGAGCGACAAGGCGGCCGCCAAGGATGTTGGCTTTGGCAATAAGCAGGAGACAGGCTTCTATTATGCCGGGCCTATCAAGATGCCGATCGAGGAGCGCGACCGCATCCTGGCGTCAATTAAAGAGGATTGGGACGCCAATAAACCATGGTCAATGGCGAGGAATATGAAGCTCGATCCACGTCATGCATACCGTCGATTGCACGCCATAACGAGACGCAAATTAAACGAATCAAATTCATATGCCGTGATAAGTGCGCTCGTTGATTCGGGATTTATTGCCGAGCAAGTGCGAAACAAGGACACAAAAATGAAGGGGCTGAAAATAATTTTTGACCCCCGAAATGTTACGGAAGTAAATTCTAAAAATTCCGGAAGTGGGATAGATACTTCCGGGCCTGAATCCAACGAAAACAATGACTAATATATGTTCCGGAAGTAACATACTTCCGGGCACGGAAATAGCTTGCATACTACCGTGAGGTTTTACATGGAATATCAGCAACTTAGATACGGAAGTAAGTATACGGAAGTAATCCCCCCCCTTTGGGGAATCCCCCCCGCTCCGCTTCGCGGCTGCGCTGACGCTGCGCCGCTCGCTGCGCTGCCGACGCGCTTGACGCGGACGGCTGGATGGTGTTTAACTTCACGGCGATTTTGATTGTTGAATTTTGAAATGATTACTAACCCTCCCCCTGAACTTACTGGCGGCCGGCTTGAGCGATTTATGGCGGTTGTCAAAAACGCGCCAAGAGATCCGTCGTGTGGATGTCTAAAGCTCGGCGAGACGGCGATGCTGCTCATCGAAGCGATTTTTGCTGAACAGAGAACTGTTGATATTGAGATGGAGAAGAGAGATGGCGAAGGAACCGGCATTTGTAATAAATAAAAAAATACACAGACATGCAGGCGGCGACACAATGGGGTCGTCTAATCTTGACGCACCGCCACCAAAACTAAAATCGATCCGGCAGGCTCGATTAGATGAAAAGCTGAAAGATGAATTATACGGCGACGCGGCAAAGGCCGCTCGAGCCAAGGTGACGCTGCCAAAGTTCTCCTGGGATAAGGACTAGCGTCATGGCGAAGAAACCGGCGAGTAGACCCCCGACAAAGTCTGACCGCGGCGTCGCAGTTAGTCACTACACACCGATCCCTTGGATGGCGACGCCTGGCATGTATATCGCCGGCAGGGCTGCCCTTGATGAGGCGGACGCGCTCGAGGTGCAGTTAGAGCTCAAGTGGGGCAGGGATAGGCTGCGGCTGCTTGTTAGCACGGAGCTGAGAGAGAAGTTCGATCGGCAACGCTACCTTACTAGCCAGGCGCGTTGGACAGGCAATCTGGAGGACGTGAAGCGTGAAGCGGCTCGTATGGCGAAAGCTTGGACTGCGCTCGATAAAGCGGCGGAAGCAAACGGCGCTGAAGTTCTTGACCCGGCAATATGGGAGGTATGTCTCGAAGACGGCACAGTGGCGACTGTCGTCAGAGAGCCTCAATTGGCGAATCGCATTCTTGCGGAAGGTCGTAAAATAAATGTCTATACGCTGGACGAAATTGCGCATATTATTTTTGCATTCCCAGAAATAGCGATGGCAAAAAAAGAGTTTCCAGGCGCGACGGTAACGAAGACAAAGACGGCAGTGCAAGATCCACTGGATACGCCAATTGGCCCGCCAACGGCAGAAGGAATATTTGATGCGGCTCCGCCAATTGATGGCATTGAAGGGTTCAGTTGGGAAACGGGAGACGATATTCCGTTTTAAGAGATCACAAGGGTAACGTCCGCCGGCCCTGTGGTATTTAGTAAATGGCGAGGCTTGTTGTTTTCGGAGTATCTGATAAAAACATACACACGCATCGCGTGACAACATGCGTGTAAAGGGGGAGGCAACTTACCTCCCCTTTTTTTATGCACCCTCTCTCAATTCCGATTGCAAGGCATCTACAAGCCAGTCTTGCGTTAGCTGGCCCTCATCAAGAGCCAACAATAAAAAGGCAACTGTCATCGGAATCGGAAAGTCGCCTTGTCGCCATGCAATTACCTGTCTGGCTGTCACGCCGGATATCGTAGCTAAATCCTTCACTGACAGGTCTTCTTTTTTCATTATCTGTCTGAGCGTTTCCGGCGTCATTTTTTGCAAGTCCCCGAGAGAGTAAAAAGATAATCACGTCATGCTCCGTCCAATTGTAATTGGGTTGACCAATAGGCCTGCTTGTCAATGCGCAAAACACATTCCAGAGTTTAGGATTAACGTCGTAGCAAAGCTGCAAGCTGCCAAAGATAAAGGGGCGTTTCTGGTCCATATCAACCTCCAAAATATCCATAATCAGGGTGGTAAACAGTCATGCCTTCGCCGACGATGTAACGAGCAAGATCCCGCGCAGGGCGATGGTCAACGGCAAACATGCCATTGCCGGTCCATTGCCAATCTTCAATGTGGATTTCTTCAAGAAGTTCTAATGCCTGCTTGGAGACAGGCTGGAACTGCCACAGGGTGGCCCATTCGCCCGCATGAACGATGAAGTCTGGTTTTACGGTGTTTGTCATATCAATCTCCATATCAATTAATGATTCGTATCATAGTGAAGTTTCTTCACTTGTCAACTGTCCCAGGGAACTTGATTCCATTCTGGAAGGTTGCAGACGATGTCTTCTGAAAGGATCTCAATTGCACGCGAGATCTTCTTAAACAAAGGATCTTTTGGGATGTCGCCTTCGCTGCATTGGTAACGCAGGCAGTGCAAAGCTTTAACGGCGCTCATTTTTGAGACGTCAACATCGCCAACGCTTTCAAATTTAGGAGCGGGATCATTCTCATTGTAGCGCGCATTAACGGCGCGCGTATTTAAGTCAAGAAGCTTCTGGCCAACCGATGGGCTATAACCAAAAGCAAGTTTGGCATAAAACAGACCATACAAGCATCGGTGGATGGTCATGTTGTTGACGACGAAAGCAGACATATCAATCTCCATACATTTCTAAGTATTGAATAGCGCATCTGTAACCGAGAACTTTGTAGGCGTTATCAGTTAATGTTTTGTAAACCTCGGGTTCAGCGTCAGATATATCCATGTCCATTCGCCAGAATTTTATGAGGCTTTTGAGAAGCTCATCAGGATATTCGTGAAAGCGATGATCAGGGATTGGTTTCGTAAGCGGTGCCATATCAATCTCCATCAGGCATAAAGGGGAGGGGCCGTAGCCCCTCACATTAGACGGCTAAGGAAAGCTTTGGCTTGATCTGCAGCGCCGTCGAAGGCTTGCCGATCTTGGTCAGCGCAGAGATCTGGTCAGCAGTAGCGCCGAGCTCCTTGAGGAGAGCGATGGCAGCTGCCTTGTCGAGCGTCTCTGCACCCTTCTTGGACACAAGAGCAACGACGCAGGTATCGCCAAGGATCTCTTCCTCGCCAGTAGAAATGATCTCGGCCTTGACGGCGTCGATGCGAGCAGCGAGGTTTTTCTCCTCATACTTGAGAGCGGCGTAGGCATCAGCAAGAGCGGCGGTGTTTGAAGCGTTTGTCATTGTCGTATCTCCGTTTCAATCTCAATCTCAATGATGATATTGATACGTGAAGTTTCTTCACCTGTAAACCCCCTTCTATCATTTTTTTTAAAAAAATGTTTTTGTTGCTTCGGAAGGAATGTTGACATGACGCGAGACTTGAGAAAAGTTATAGGACGTG